TATTATTACTTGGACTATATCAATCTTACTTCTGTTATCAGGTATAGGTGCTTTAGCGTTCTTTATATGGATTAGTTCAAAGTAATGAAAAAGGTTGGCAATAAGTATTACGTTTATGATAAGAACGGTAATATACTTATTATTACTACAAATAGAAGGATAGCTGATAATGTCTATAACACCAGAGTGGTTGGATAAGTGGCGCATCTGGCCCCGTATGATTATAACATTGTATGGCTTTGCATTCTATAAAACGACAACATGGTTTATGGCTTTACCAGACCCAACTAATGCACAAGCTGGTTTCGTATCTGTTATTGTAGGTGCAGGTGCAGGTTTCTTTGGGATATACGTAAATGGTAAAAACACGAGTACTGTTAACTATACTACTAATAACCCTGATAAGTAGTTGCAGCCAGATACCATCGTTTCTATTTGGCGGTGGTGGTGGTCCGAACGTAGCAGCGAATACTCAGATCGGTAAAGAGAATAACCAGGGCATAAACATAAAGACTACAACCCAACCTGTACTACGCCCTGAGAACAACGTAGAGGCTCCTGTAGGCACCATAAACCAAAACGTGACCCAGACCACCAACGTAGACCATACCCTCATTATGTGGCTCGTTTTGATAGGTCTCCTTGGATGGCTACTACCTACACCAAGTCAGATGGGAAGAGCCTTACTAGAAGCATTCACAGCTCCTTTCAAGAGGAAAGAATAATGAGTATCGACTATCGTGGTGAAACGTTTGAAGGTTACAACAAACCTAAGCGTACACCAGGTCACCCTACTAAATCACATGTAGTACTTGCCAAGGAAGGCGATACTGTAAAGATGATTCGCTTTGGGGAGCAGGGTGCTAAGACAGCAGGTAAACCCAAAGCTGGTGAGTCCGAGGCCATGAAGAATAAACGTGCTAGCTTTAAAGCACGACATGCAAAGAACATCGCAAAAGGTAAGACGAGTGCGGCTTACTGGGCTGACAAGGAAAAGTGGTGATGTGGTTTGCTGTTGTATTCTTCTGTACTGTGCCTTCTGACCTAAACTCTTGTGTACTTTCAGGTAACACTTCTGTGATGCACACCAGCGAAGAGGCATGTCTAGAGGATGCACGTGGTTATGCTACTGTGTTACTTATGCAGAACATCTACGCTAGACCAGCTTGTTTTAAACTAGGAGATAACGCATAATGATGGAACTAGGCTTGATGATCGGTGGTGGTATCCCTGAGGTATCAGACGAGAATAAGAAACGTGCAGAAGAATACTGGATGTATGGCTCTACTGCAGAAGAGCTAGGTAAAGCATGGGGTAAACCTGCAGCTGTAGCTAAGCTTAAGACCTGTGCTAACTGTGAGTATTTCAATAACAAGGCACGTACACTGAAAGCGCTGGGCGCTGAGCCAGGTATGGGTGCTTGTATGAAGTTTAAGTTTATGTGCTCTCAGGAAGCTGCATGTCAGGGTTGGGATTGTCCAAGCCACATGGAGATTGAGGACGAAGACTAATGCCAGTACAGAAAGTTCCTGGAGGCTACCGCTGGGGTAAGACTGGTAAAGTCTATAAGACCAAAGCAGCAGCTGAGAAGCAAGGCAAAGCAATCTATGCCAGTGGATACGCAGAGGGTGGCTTGTATGCTAACATCCACGCTAAGCGTAATCGTATTGCAGCTGGTAGTGGAGAGAAGATGCGTAAGCCTGGTACTGCAGGAGCGCCTACTGCTAAAGCGTTTAAACAAGCAGCTAAGACAGCTAAACCTAAAAAGGATTGAGACTATGATGGGTATGAAGAATAAGAAAGACCAGATGATGGACTACAAAGGTATGGGTCTGTCTAAGGGTGGTTCCGTTAAGAAGCCAACTAAAGGCTACGCTAAGGGTGGTATGGTTAAGTGTGGTGCGTCTAACCCACCTGCACAAAAGGGTACACCTAAGAAATGAAGTACTATCACAAGTACCAGAAAGCTCTTGAAGCACATGGCTATCGTGTAGACGAGTATGGCTACGTGTGGGACTCTAATGGTAATCAGTCAGCTGGTGAAGACAACTACGGTAACGTACAGAGTAAAGACCCTAACGTAACACGTATCTGTCAAGAAGCACAGGCTGAAATGGATAAACCTAAGCCAGCACCTAAGAAGGTTTTCAAAAAGTCATGACACTCGTATCACCAGGTAAACCCTCACGAGTTAAAAGCTTTTGGGTGGATGCAGACACAGAGGACCAGACAGAGGATCTCTATACGTGTCCACCTAATTGCCGTGGTGAGATAACCATGATGCATATCGTTAATGCTAACGGTAACACTACCGTAGATGCTTATTGGTATGTAGCACCACAGAACATACCTTCCTCTAAGTCTAGTGATCCAGAGTACTCTACATGGATTGTGAGTGGCTATCAGTCACGTATCCTTGGTGGTAAGAACATGACAACTGGAGAGTTTATTCAGCTTACTGGTGCTACTCTGGTGTTAGAGCCTGGTGATAAACTACAGATTCGGCCCAGCGCAAACGCATCACCACACATTGACGCATTGTGTACTGTAACAGAAACGTTTATCCCTGTCGGATAAGCATAGCGGGTATTACAAAACTAACGTACTCTTTTAACAATCTATGTGTATAACTATGGGTATTCCAACCTATAGGAGGACACTAAGATGGGATACATTAAGAAAGTACTGAAAGCCTTGATTGAGGCACGTCAAAAAGAAGTAGATCGTAAGATCGCACTAATGCAACTAAGCCGAATGTCTGATCGTGAACTAAGCGATATTGGTATAAACCGTGGTGATATTCGCAGGACAGTCTACGACTTGTAAGTAGAACAATGGAAGTAGGGAAACTATGGCACGACAACTAACTGAAAACCAACAGAAGTTCTTGGAGGTCTTGTTTGACGAGGCCCAGGGTGACGTTGTTCTAGCTAAGAAACTTGCTGGTTACAGCGAGAATACCCCTACACGCCTTATTGTTGACGCTTTAAAGGACGAGATCTTTGATGCTACAAAGACTTACATGTCTCGTATTGGACCTAAAGCAGCTGTAGCATTTGGTAATGCTCTTATGGACCCTACTCAGCTGGGTGTCAAAGAGAAGATGATTGCAGCTAAAGAGATCCTAGACCGTGCTGGTGTAGTTAAGACAGAGCGAGTACAAGTAGAATCAAGTGGTGGTTTGTTTATCCTTCCACCTAAAGATAACTAGGACGATGCCTCCTAAGCCTAAGTACAACAAACGAGATAGCTTAGGGTACTGGATGTTACCCAAGCCAGACTTCAAAGTAAAACGCTGGGAAAGAGTACCACGTATAAGTAAGATGCAGGTACCCTTTGGCTATGAAGTAGATCCTGAAGATGAGGACTGGTTACTACCTATCCCTAAAGAACTAGAGCTATTAGAGCTTGCAAAGAAGCACTTAAAGCAGTATAGTTATAGGGAAGTAAGTGCCTGGTTGTCCACACAGTCTGGTAGGTATATCTCTCACGTAGGGCTAAAGAAGCGTATAGATGTCGAAAGAAAACGTAAATCACTTGCTGCAATTAAACGCAAGCTTGCCGAGCGGCTCGAAAAGGCGATCAGGCAGTATGAGACGCTCGAAAAAGAAAGACTCGGAGCCTACACCTACGAAGACTCAGAGTGAGCCAGAGCTTGTACCTGCACAGGTTAAACCAGAAGAGTTTGATGTAGACGTAGCACAAGAGGTAGTCTTTAAGCCTAACCCTGGCCCACAGACTCAATACCTGGCTTCCTCAGAGCGGGAAGTGCTTTACGGTGGTGCTGCAGGTGGCGGGAAGTCTTACGCTACTCTAGCAGACCCTCTACGTGATATGAACGATCCTGACTTCAGTGGTCTACTTGTACGTCACACAACAGAGGAACTACGTGAACTTATCCAGAAGAGCCAGGACTTATACCCTAAGGCTATACCTGGTATCAAGTGGTCAGAGCGTAAGTCTCAGTGGGTGACCCCACGTGGCGGTAGACTCTGGATGTCTTACTTGGATAAAGACACAGACGTTATGCGCTATCAAGGTCAGGCGTTTAACTACGTAGCTTTCGACGAGCTTACTCAGTGGCAGTCACCTTTTGCATGGGACTATATGCGTTCTCGTCTACGTACTAGCTCTAAGGACTTAGGCTTGTACATGCGAGCTACAACTAACCCTGGTGGTCCTGGACACTCTTGGGTTAAGAAAATGTTCATTGACCCTTCACCT